CTAAGAGTGTGCTTGGTGAGGTGTATAAGTTAGGCCGACACCGAGTTATGTGTGGGGATGCAACCGACTCAGGGAACGTAGATATGCTAATGGAAGCTAAAGCTGACCTTATATTTACTGATCCGCCTTATAATATGGCCTACACAGGACACAAGAATAACCCAAGAGCCAAGATACTAAACGACAACTTGGGTGATGGGTTCGGCCAATTCATAACAGATTCACTAACTAATATGGTTAATAACTCAAAAGTGTCAGCGCCTTATTATGTGTTTACTCATGAGAAAGAGTTGGGGACTATTAGGCAATCGTTTATTGATTCAGGTATTATACCTAGCCAAACTATTATATGGAAGAAAGACCACATGACACTGGGTGGCTCGGATTACCAGCATAAGTTTGAACCTATAGTATATGGATGGAAGTCACACAAAGAGCGCTATATTATAAAAGACAGAAGCCTTACAGATGTGTGGGAAATACCACGACCAATCACATCTAAAGAACATCCAACTATGAAACCAATCGAACTTATTGTTTATGCAATACGTAATTCTAGTAAGGCCGATGATATAGTTATGGACACGTTCTTGGGTAGTGGATCAACTCTAATTGCCTGTGAACAAACAGATCGCGTATGTTATGGGATGGAATTAGATCCTAAGTATGTAGACGTTATACGCAAACGATATTGGAAATTTATTAATAACAATAATGAAGAAGGATGGGAAGAAGGTACGAAATGATAGAGAAAGTTAATCCAAGTCACCCGGACAAGATAGCCGACCGGATCGCCGGTGCATTAGTTGATTACTGTTACACCAAATCAGATAGACCTAAGTGTGCATTCGAGGTATTAATCGGCCACAAGAAGGCTTACATAATATCCGAGACGACTGTTCACATAAAGATTAATGTCGTAAAAGATATTATTAAGAGAATAGCCGGAAGTGGTTTTGAAGTTAAGTACATCGAGACTAGACAGGATCCGATACTCAATATTAACCAAGCGAAGACTATTAAGTGTGGTGATAATGGTATATTCAAAGGTGTTCCAATGAGTGCCGAAGTTATGGATATATCAAACCTAGCACGTAGAATATACAAGAGATTCCCAACTGATGGTAAATACATATTAAATGGTAATATAGCAACAATATGTCAATCAAACGCTACTGATAGCGAAATAGAAGAGTTGTTGTATGACGATATAATAGCGATCATTAACCCACTCGGATACTGGACAGGTGGCACAGATGTTGACACAGGTGCTACCAACCGAAAGCTTGGTTCAGATATGGGCGAAGCTGTCACTGGTGGTGGCCTGCATGGTAAAGACCTAAGTAAGGCCGATGTATCTATTAATATATACGCCCACCTTAAGGCTCAGATGACTAAAAAAGTAGTTAACCTATGCTGTGCTATCGGTGACGATACAGTCGATGGTAGACCTTACAGCGAGATCGTCAGAATAGCCGATAATTACATTAAAGAACTAGGTGGATTTGAAAAGTTAGCAGAATGGGGTATAATGTAATTACTAAATGTAATTAAGGAATTATATGAAAATAAGTGAATATACACCCATAAGTGAAAAAGATGAAAAGAAACACAATACAGGAGAGTTAAAAGTTCCTAAATGGGATGAAAAAGAAAGTCATGTTAAGAATATAATGTTAGACAGAGCTAAGAGAAATCTTAGCAAAAAAGAAGATAAAAAAAGTAAACTAAATAAAAAAGTTGATTCTTTTGTTAATAAATATCATGGTTGGCCATTAAGTGGTGGATATGATAAAGATTCAGACTCACATATTACAGAAAAAAGAGCATTAAGAGCTCAACAAAAACTAGGAAAGGATAGGGATTAATTATGGGTAGTTTATCAGACTTATTTTGGGACTCTAAAGCACCACATAAAACTAAACGTAAAACTACAAAAGATGCTGAGATAAAAGCTAAAGCAAGATTACAACAAGAAGAGCAAGACCGTAGGGAAATGAATAAATATAGACAAGCTCAACTTGAACGTAGATTAAATGCAACAGGATCACATGGTAATGATAATGATCGTATGAGGAGGATACAATAATGGTCAGTTTATCAGAACGATTTGCAAAAGCTAAAGAAGAGAAACAAAAAGGTCGTCCTAATTATACACCAAGAAGTGAAGACGAAAAGTTTCAAAGAAGATTATTTAAAGAAAGTGTAAAAAAGCATAACGCTACAAAAGCAAGAATTGAAAAAAACGATCTTAAAAGACTGAAGGATAGTGATTCAAGAAGATTCAAGTCAGATTACTATCATTAAATGTTTTAAGTTAAAAATACAACGACAAAACAGCGAGGAATCATGGCAAACCAAGAAAACATAGAGCCCTACAGCTTCAAGCCAGGCCAGAGTGGAAACCCTAATGGGAGACCTAAAGGAGTGCCTAATGCTAGAACACGCCTGCAGAGGCTTTTATTACTTACGCAGGATATGAAGAATCCTGTTACCGGTGAGATGGAAGGCTTTACTGTAGCCGAGCAGATGGACTTAGCCCAGATTATTGCCGCTCGTAAGGGCGATACGAGGGCCTACAACGCAATAATGGACCGGTTAGAGGGTAAGCCGCAGCAGTCAGTTGATATGACTACAAACGGTAAAGACTTACCAACTCCTATATATGGTGGGCGAAGCCTTGAAAAATGATTTCTTCTTCCAAGACACTACAGCTACGCGCAAGATATTTGACATGCGTGGTCGTATTAGAGCTGTGGCCGGTGGAACGTCAGCATCCAAGACTATATCAATCCTTGTATGGCTTATAGACTACGCCAACACGCGCGAGAATAAGCTTGCGACAGTTGTATCCGAGTCATATCCACATCTTGAGAGTGGTGCGATAGAGGACTTTCAGAGCATTATGCGCGATCGTGGATATTGGGATGAGGACAGGTGGCATGGCACGAAGCATATATACACATTCGAGACCGGCACACGCATTCAATTTATGGCAGTTGATACCTATGGTAAGGCTCATGGACCAAGACGTGACGTGCTATTCATTAACGAGTGTAACAACCTGGCGTATAACATCGCTGATCAACTTATTACTCGTACTCGTGACGTTGTGTGGCTTGACTGGAACCCAAGCGAGGAGTTTTGGTTCTATACAGAGATGCTACCTAACCGCCACGATATAGAATTTATAACACTTACATACTTAGACAACGAAGCGCTCGATGATACAACGATCAAAGAAATTGAGTCACACCGACATAATATAGGATGGTGGAAGGTATATGGACTCGGTCAGCTCGGTGAGGTAGAAGGTAGGATATACCGCGACTGGAACATTATTGATGAGATACCACACGAAGCTAAGCTTATCCGGCGCGCTCTTGACTTTGGTTACTCCAACGATCCAACGTCAGTTGTTGATATATACAAATATAATGGTGGGTTCATATTTGACGAACGACTGTATCAGAAGGGTATGAGTAATAAAGAAATAGCGGACTTCATTAAAGACCTGGAACAACCACAGATGACTGTCTACGCTGACAGCTCCGAGCCAAAGAGTATTGATGAGTTACGACTATATGGATTAAGTGTACTTCCGGCACAGAAAGGACAGGGTTCAGTTAATCAGGGAATAGCTTATATACAGGACCAACGAGTCAGTATTACCAAGCGCTCCATTAATGGTATCAGGGAGTATCGTAACTATATGTGGGAACAGGACAAGAATGGTAAGATTATTAATGATCCAATAGATCAGTTTAATCACTTCTTAGATGCTGTACGATATGGACTAGAGACTTATGCTCGTAACTCATTTATAAGTGCTGGTATAGTAACAAGTAATCCGATAGCACAAAAAGCAAATCCGTTTATAATAGAATCTGATGGAACAGCTAAAGCTATGTATGATATAACTAACGCGGTTAAGAACGCAGAAATGGATGACTAATGTTGTATGTGACAATGTATGTATATATCAATGAATTACCTGGCGTAGAGCTGACTCTATTTCGTTGTTCGTCTTGTGGTCGTGGGCTATTTAAGGCCTCAGCTGATCACATAGTTATTGCTAATATTGAGGGAATGAGTCCGACAGAACACGAACCGAGCAGTAAATACATAGAGATTCAGTGTCACTCATGTAAAACAATATATAAGATTTTATTCCAATGATGTATAATGTAAATATTAGGCATTCAATACAGCCCCACGCAGGGCTTTTAATTATAGGAGCATAAAATGGTATTCGACCTTACACAATCAAACCCACTACTAGACGATACAAAAGTAGATAACATTATTAATCAGCAAGGAACTGTCGATACACTTTCACCTCTTGACATAGATATACCTGACTTCGAAATTATACGTAACTTAAACAACCGAATCCAAGACTCGAAAAGCTATTGGGACTCAGCTAAAGGCTTTGATCTAAAGCAGAGGCGTAATCGCAACGTTAAGTATCACTTAGGACATCAGATCAACACCAACAACTTGTATAGGTTCCAAACACCATACATAGAGAACGAGCTGTTCGTTGGTATTGAATCTATGGTAGCATACCTTACAGCGCAACAGTCACAACCTGAAGTATATCCTGCTCAAGATACAGATAGGTCTAAACTATTTGCCGGCGACTTAGAGAAGGCTCTTATTGCTCACTCCGAAAAATTCAACGTCATGAGCATCGTTGAACAGGCTGTTCGTAACTTACTCCTTAAGCACGTAGGCATTATTAAGTTAAGGTTTGATCCTGACTATGGTAAGAATGGCGACATCATACCTGAGTCTATTGATCCTGACCACGTCATTATGGATAAGAACTGTAAACTTGGCCAAGATCCTGACTTTATATGTCACCTCTTAAAAATGAACGTTGAAGAGTGTGTTGGTAGGTGGCCAGGCAAACGCGAAGAGATATTCAAGTGCTTGGGTATTAAGCGCGAGGGACCACGCAACATGACACAAGAGATCGTGGTCAATGAAGTATGGCTAACCAACTATGATAAGAAATTCAAGAAGCAACAAGCTGTCGTATGGTACTTTAATAAGATAGTCTTAGAAAAGAACAAGAACCCTAACTGGATCTATACCAATAAGAATCAAAACTTCCTAGATACTCCACTTAAGCCTTTCGTGTTCTTTAACTTTATAAACGATGGATCACACCTAATCGACAACACGACTCCATTCGAGCAAGCCATTAATATGCAGGACATACTTAATAAACGTGGCCGACAGATTATGGAAAACGCTGACCGAGCTAATGGAACGCTTGTTATATCAACCGACTCAGGTCTAACCAAAGATGACTGTCAGAACCTAACCGGTGATCCTAACCAAAAGTTATTGATTAAGACACAGGGCCAACGTACATCAGATATGATATATCAAGTCCCACCTCATCAATTACCTGAGTATGTTATGAAAGACAAAATGGATGCTCGTGTTACTATTCACGCCCTACTTGGAACACCAAGTGACTTTACCGGTGCTGATAATGATGACAGAGATGAAGAAACACTCGGCCAATCAATGATGAAAAAGAATCAAGCTGCTGGTCGTCAAGATGCTATCGTACGCTCCATTGACCGATCTATGGGCTTTTACTTCCGCTATCTAACCCACATGATGACAGTATGGTATGACGAGAAGCATTTCTTTACTTATAACGGTGGCGATGGCCAATTTGACCACATTACTATCAGTCGCGACTTATTCGAGGATGGTATAGCAGTCAACGTCAAGTCCGGTACGACACTTCCATTTGATAAGGGCCGACAAGAAGCCATAGCCTTAGCGCTTGCTAAACTTGGAATCATTGCTCCGCTTGATCTATTTAAAGACTTACACATGGATAGGGTACAGCAACGATACGACAACTGGTATAAATACAAGACTGCACCGGAAGAGTTAGCACGTGACGTAATGAGTGACGTAGATGAATCGGATGCTTACATTGCTTACATCGAGATTATGGCCGGTAAACCTGCACCTGAGGTTCACAACCCAACTAAAGAATTCATATTGTCGCTTCGCAAGCTAATGATCAACGACAGCTTCATAAAAGCCAAGAGTAAGTATCAAAATGCCTTCATCAAGTTCGTAAATGATAATATTGACTCATTTGAGACCAGGACTTCATTAGAAGAGCTATCACAAGGCTCGCCTGAGGGCTTAAGACCTGAGAATGCACCACATCAGCCACCTCAACCACAATTCGGCCCACAAGCGCCTGGTATGCAGCCACAGGGCATTCCACCACAAATGGGCGCTATGCCACCGGCTCCAATGGCACCAATGCAGCAACCTATGATGCCACCAATGGATCCGATGCAAGCTATGCAGGGAATGGGTGGAATGCCACCTGCACCGGTTCCACAACCTGCACCTCAACCACCTCAGCCACAGTTAACAAGCCCAACAGGTTTGTAATATAAATAAATAAGTGTATAATAGAATCATTAAACAAGGAGTATGAGCCAATGAGTGCAACAGATGAAGCTGTAGACCAGGCACTAGAAGGATTAGATGAAGATCTAAATCCTATTGAAGATGTCGAAGAAGAAATCAAACCAGAAGAATCTGAAGAGTCAGAGGATGAATCTGAAGAAGATGAAGGCTATGTAATCGATGAAGATGAAGAGGAAGAGCCTGCTGAGGAACAAAAAACTGAAGTAAAACAACCAACAAATCTAAATGAAGAACAGCAGTTCATTTATGATAACCTACCAACAATGTCAATTTCAGGTAAAGACGGTAAACTATATAATATTAAAGTTCCCGGTGAATTACCTAGTGACTTTGAATTTGCTAATGAAAGAGACAGGATTGATTTTACTGCTGCAGTCACTCGACAAGAGATTAAAGCCGGTGAACTTCAAAACTCTTACAAGAACCAGCAATTACAAAAAACTTCACAAGAATTCACAGATAGAGAGAATAAAGCAATCGTTGATGATATTGCTGAACTACAAAAAGCCGGTGAGATACCTAAGTTCAAACTACAACCTACTGATAAAGACTTTGATTCAGATCCAGCAGCTCAATTAGTTGATGAGATTATTGATTTCATGAATCATAAAAACCAACAATATCTTGAACGATCACAAGCCGGCCAATCTTACCGACACATTGGATTTGAAGATGCTTATTACCAATACAAGCGCGAGAACCCTGAGAAAGTACGATCAGAGCGACAGAGAGAAGAGGATAGTCAGCGCCTGAACGTTGGCCGACAAATCGGATCAAGAGGTGCAAACTCTGAGGACACTAAATTAAATATAGCAACGTCAGGCACGACCACTCGTGACCTATACGCAATGATAGATAATCTATAGAAAGGAATATATGATTAATTGGATATTAGCAATTTTAGTAGAAAAGCACGTAATGAAAATTGATGAGGCTAAAGAACTAGCTACTATATTAGATTCGATGACTTATTCACACACATTTCAAGATGCTTACAATGACATTAAAAAGGTATTAAAAGAAATAGAAGAATAAAACTTGTATATTGAATTATTATTGTTATAATAGTAATTGTTAGGCATTTATTAAAGCCCCAATCGGGGCTTTTTTATTTGCTGAAATAATAATAACAGAAAAGGAGCATAAAATGGCAGGACAAGTCTTTACAGACAGAGTGGTTGATATAACCTACCAGAACATATTACCAAGTATTGTTGACCAGATCAACAACTCAAACGTATTTATGTCAAAGGTTTTATCTAAGCCAGAAAAATGGAGTGGTATCACAGAGAACCAACCAATCAGTATTGCTAACAGCACTACCGGTGGTTCATTCGCTGGACTAGATACTTTCTCTACAGCAGCAACAAATAACACACGCCTTATGACGTGGTACGTAGCAGGATACGAACAAAGTGTCGTAGTACCGGGCATCGAGAAAGCTATCAATGGCAACAGTGAGAAGCAAGTCTTACGACTACTTACAACTCGCCTTGATGAAGCTAAAATCTCAGCATCACAAAACGTAGGTCAAATATTCTACGGATTTGGTGCAGGTAAAGACTTTGACGGTCTTGGAAACATTGTAGACAACGGAACAAGCACAGCTAGTTACGCAGGTCTAACTCGAACAACAAGTGCATTTGTAAACGGTGACGTTACAGCAGTTGCTGGTGGCGTAATCACACTAGATTACCTATCAAGCGAATTTGATAACGTTTGTGCAGCCGGATCAACATCAGAAAGCCCAACACTTGGTCTTACAACCAAAGCTATTTGGACATTCATTGAAGGTCTTATGCAACCTATGGTATCAGCTAAATATGAAACATTAACATTAAAAGGTTACGACCGAGTAGATGGTGGTCTCCCAGCCGGAACAACAGCTCCTGCAGGCGATGCACGTTTAAGCGGCTTTGGTGGCTTCAACGCATTAAACTATCGTGGCCGACCATTAGTAGCTGACGACAACTGTACAGCTCAAACGTTCTTTTGGATCAACGAACATTACATGGCATTCAAACGCTTAATTGACTCTGACCTAACTCAAATTAGCTCAACAGTCTCAGCAACTGAAGGTTACTACAAAGATGTTCCTGCACCTAGCGCATGGCAGTATCGTGATTTATTGTCACCTGTCAACCAGTACGGTGAAATCGGTCTATTGCTCTTAATGGGCAACCTGATTCATCGCCAACCTCGACGTAATGGTAAATTAACCGGCATAACGAGTAACTAGGAAAGGATGAAATAATAATATGTCAAGACAATCACTAATCTCAATGAACACCCGAGACGTTAGCTCTAAAAAGCAACACGACCTTGGGACAAAGTACGAAGACGAGTTTGGTAATATTTACCGCTATATTAAGAATGCTGCTGTTGAATTAGCACCAGGACAAATAGTAGTAAATGCTGACTCTGACGCAGATGGTACAAACAAGACTGTTGCACGAACATACGCAGCAGGTGCTAAAGTAATCATTGTAGATGCAGGAGGCGCTGTTGCAGCTGACGCATTTGCAGACGGTACATTAACAGTAAATGATGCAACCGGTGAGGGCGTAACTGTTGTTGTAGCTGGTAATACAGCCACAGCTGGTGCTGCCGAAATGACTGTTTACCTAAAGCAGCCAATTCCAGTTGCTCTTACAATTGACGTTTCAGAAGTTACACTACAGAAAAATCCTTGGGATTCATGCGTCATTTCAATCGCTGACCAAGCTGACATGCCTGTTGGTGTTCCAAATGTAACGATCCCAGCTAGCTATTACGGATGGGTGCAAACTCGTGGTGTCTGCTCAGTTCTATTTGACGAAGCAGTAGCTAAGGGACTTGCGCTTACAATCGGTTCAAGCACAGTAGGAGCTGTTGAAGCTGCTGACGGTGCTGGCGAACCAGTGTTAGGTGTTGCAATAATGGCTGGTGTAGATACAGAATATCAACCTGCTTTCCTAACAATTGACTGATAAGTATATTGAAAGATTAAAAGGTGTGTCTATCAGGTAAGTCCTGCGAAAATAGGCACACCATCAAGAAGGAATAAATTATGGCACGAAAATTAGAAAACTATATACCAGTTGTCAAGATGGATGGTATTGTTACAGATAAAAACGCGACTATTGGTGGCACACTAGCTGTAACTGGTGCAACGACCTTCACAGGCGCTGTTACACAAACAGGTACACCAGTAACACCTAATCCAGTATTAAATCAAACTGTTACAGTTATTGATGCTCAGAATGCTACACTTACGATTGCACAAATCTTAGGTGGAATAATCAGGCACAATTCAAAGACCGGTGGTGGTCAA